GCGGCATCGTCCAGCAGGAGCGCTACACGGCCAACTGGCGGCGCATGGGCATGGAGCACCCGTACCGCAACCTCCGCAACAGCTGGCAGACGTGGATGCGCTGGGAGCTGGGCGTCGAGCCGCACCACATCGAGGTGCTCATGGGCCACAAGGTGAGGGGCACCACGGGTCAGCACTACGACCGCCCGCAGGCCGAGCAGCTCGCCTCCGTGGTCGCGGACGCCTACCGCGCGAGGCCCTACGATGCGGGTTGGGAGCCGTCTCGTTAGGGACGAATTGGGTAGCGCACGCCTTATGCATACCCATTTACCTGCGGTTTTGTCAAATAAGGCTTATAGGCCCACTTCGTACTTGGCTTGCGCGGACGTGCGCCACGTGCCTTTACCTGCGGTTATTCATGCGGTAGGTGCGTGGCGTGCGTCCTTGTGTCCATATTTGGGACGCAGCTGGGACGCATGGCACCTCAGGATTCTGCGGCGCCACCGCCCGCCGCGTGGCCGCGCTGCTGCGCTGGCTCGGATTCCGCGTGCGCTGGGTGGACGGGGCCGACAACCCCGTGCCGAGGGCGTAGGCGGGCACGACAGGCCCCAGAGCGCGCGAAACGCCCCCTCCCCCGCTGCTGGGGAAGGGGGCGCTGCTGTGTGGCGTGGCGCTGTTGGGCTAGGAGACCGTGATGGTCTTGCTGGTCACATTAATCGAGCCGCTGGGGTAGCAGGTAATGACCGATGCTCGCAAGGTGCCGCTGGCAGTGACGTTAAGCGACGTGAAGGTTGCCCATTCGCCCTCGCCCGAGATGTTGTAGAAGTGGGTGAGCTGGTGCCAAAACACCTCGCCCACAATATCATGGAAGAAGCCGCTGCCATTAATCGCATAGACGGGCCTCTTTGCGGCTACCGCCTCGCCAATCTCAGCAAACGTCTTGTCGGCAACATAGGAACCCGTGCTGCCCGTGATGTGCACAATCAGCGGCTCCGCACCGCCGCCGCTCGCAGACAGCGTGCCGTCGCTCTCCACCGCAAGGCCGTCGCCGACCTTGATGCCGCCCAGCGTGGTTGCCGTGGCGGCGGGAAGCTCGTAGTCTCCCATGACGGAGCCGAGCGCGTTTACCGCCTCGGCGATGGTGCCGCTGCTCTTGCCCTCGTAGCCCTGTGCTTCGGCGATGGACATGATTTCCTGCTGAATGGTAGCCATAGGCCACCCCTTTCTCTCTGCCCCCGTGGGGGCGCTAACAAAACCCTACTTGCTCCTGCGCGGCTTGTAGCAGTCCACGCGGTACAGGCACGCGGGGCACTGCCGCTCGTACCAGACGCCGCCGATGACCGTCCTCGTGGAGTGCTCGACCATCGGCATGGGGCGTCCGCACTTCGGGCATGGAACCTGCCGCGCTACCATGCGTTCGCCAGCCCGTAGAACGCAAAGGTGACGGCGTTGACCATGAGCCAGACGCACCCGCAAAAGAGCGCCACGGAGAAGAGCACCGCGCCGCCAGCAAGGGCCATGCCAGCCATGGTCTCACCGACCTCGTGCGGCCTACGCTCAGGCAGGTCGTAGTGATGGTCGTAGTTGTGATGGCGCGTCATGCTACTTCGCCCCCAGCGCGGACGCTATCTTGTAGATGACGCCCTTCGCGTAGGTCGCCATGCCAGCCTTGATGGTCTGGCCGTCGCTGATGCCGAGGGTCGTTCTGATGTCGCGGACGATCTGGTAGATGTCCTTCTTCTCGACGCCCTCGTTGCGATAGCCCCACACCTTGTACGGCACGGAGTCAACGGCGCTTGCGACCTCCTGGTGGATGATGCTCTTGATGCGGGTGAAGTCCGCCTCGGTCATTTCGTCCCCAATCTCCCTCGATGCCAGGTCCCCGTTGGTGACGGTGATGTTGACGTGGTAGCCGGGCTTTAGGCTTATGTCACCGGCGAGGAGGTAATCGTCTGTGCTAGTGTACTTAGGCCCGCCGATCCGCCTGAACCCAGCGGTCTCTAGCTCGTCGGCCATGTAGTGCGTTGACGCGCTGTAGTCGTAGTCCAGCAGCGGTTGCACGTTGAGGAGGTGCCCCGTGGCCGCGATGATTGCGCCTGTCGATGCGGAGCAGTCTGCCTCCACGCGCTCGTCTATGTCGCTCGGGTGCCAGCCGACCCTCTGTAGCGCCCAGTAGAACGTCAGGCGCTGAGACTGGTCGTAGCCGATGTTGTCGTTCTCTGCGGCCTGCCTTGCGAGTTTGGCTATCGTCTCTCGCACCTTGGCGTCTGGATGGCGGTAAACGAGCGTCTGGCCCCAGTACGACCACTCGCAGACCTTGTACTCGCGCCCCGTCTGGTCGCCAGCGGTGCCGCCCCAGAGACGCCCGTTCTCGTCCCCGCCGCAGTTCGAGACGAGCGCCACTACTCAGCCACTTCCTTCGCGGTGATTGCACTAAACCCCATGACGGCGCACAGGAAGGTGTACACGACGGCGAAGGTGCGGCTCACCTCATCGGCATAGGGGAAGCCCCAGATGCCCGCAAGGCCGACGTACAGCACGGAGATCGCCGGCATGACGATGGTGACGAAGTACTTGATGGCGTCGTAAATCTTGTCGGGAAGGATGTAGGTCATTTCGCTCGCTCCAATCAATCGCCTGTATGAAAAAAGGCCCGAAGGCCCTGGTTGACGCTTTCTATATCTCACGCTCCGGCAACGCCATCACCCGCTTGACCAGCCCGTCCACGAAGCTGTTAACGATGTCGTTGGCCGCGCACATCTCCGCGTACTCCTGATGCTCGGCGTGCAACGCCGCCTTCTCCTCGGTGCTTGCCCGCCCGAGGTCATCGAGGTAGCGGTGGCACTTATGGATGATGTCACTCCGCGTCTGGCTGCACTGTGCGCGAAGTATCGTCTCTATGCGCTCGTCCTGCTGGTCCAGCCGCTTGGTCATGTTGTCGCGCCACTCCGCCTCGGCCCTGCGCTTGGCGTCGGTGTCAGCGCGGGCTTGGTCGCGCTTCTCGTCGGCGCGCTTGAAGCGGGTGTTTAGCCAGAGCTGCCCCGCGCACGTGAGGAGCGCCGCCGCTATCGGTGCGGCCCAAGTGATGATGTGGTCCATTGTCACTCCTTACGCGATGATGTAGGTGAACGAACCCGCGAAGGTGCGCGTCGTGGGGAAGCTCGCCCCGCTCTGGTTGCGCAGTGTGAGCGCACCCGCCGTGCTGATGGCGAAGTAGCTGCTGCCTATGTTGGCACCAGTGGTGATGGCGGCGAAGTAGACGTTGTTCTTCGGCCTGTACCCGCTCGGGACGGTCGCAAGCGTCGGACTCGTGGTAGCGTTCGCCAGCGCATCAGACAGTGTGAGGCCCGCGAACTGGACTGTCACGACCTGCCCCCACTTGTGAATCTTGTTGCTGTTGATGGTTCCGACGTTGGTGGAGTTGATGCTCATGGTGGTCTCGGTCGAGGCGTCCAGACCAAGCATCTCAAGCCACGGCTGCACCTCGGACACCTGCACGAGTCTGTTGCCGTCCTTGTCAACCATCAGGTACAAATAGTTGTAGGCAGTCGAAGCCTCGTTCTTGCCGCCAATCTGCAAGCCACGGATTCTGTCAGCACCAGAGCGAGCGTAGGCGCGCACCTGCCCAAGGAAGCTGCCATCCGCGTTGTAGAGCTGGAGGCCGTTGCCGCCCGTGTTGGCGCTGTAGGTGGTGTTATCCTCGATGGTCGGCGAGTCGGAGCGTATGTTGCCTGCGGCTTCCACATTGCCGTCCCAGTCCACGGTGAGGGCGTTGGAGCGGTGCGTGGCGCCCGAGAACAAGCCGTTGCCGATGATGAGCGAGTACTCGCCGTTCGCATCCGCGACGTTGTTACGGCCAATGACCGTTTGGTTGGCGCTCAGCGCGATGGTGCCGAGGTTTTGCGCGTGGGAGTGCGCTCCTGTCGCCTCCGTGCTTACGCCCTCGGCATGCGCAGAATCCCCGTAGGCTCTCGTGAATCTGCCCTCAGCATGCGCGGCAAGGGCATCAACTGCGGTGACAGTGCCGTAGCCCTCGGCGTGCGACCCCTCGCCGCTTGCCGTGTTGCCCCTGCCCTCGGCATGGGCGGCAAAGCCCGCCGCTAGGCAGTCCAGCCCCTCAGTGAGCGTGAGGTCACCCAGCTCGTCTTGGTAGTGCGTGGAGCCAGCCACGACCGCGCTGGAAAGCCCTGTGGTCACGCGCATTACGACTGTCGAACCATCCGCAGGCGCATCGCCGCCGAAGTAGACGCCCTGCACCGTCGTGGTTCCCGTATCTACAACCGTCATCGTCTGCGGGTAGGCGTCATATCGTACCACGCCGTCCACCGTCACCACGATTGACGGGTATAGGTCATTCGGGCTGGTCGGTCGCTGCGCGGCATCGTCAATCTCGAAACCCTGCGCCGTGCCGTCACCCGTCCATGTGAACTCATAGCTGTTGACGGTGCCAGACTCGCGCAGCACGCTAGCGAAGTAGGTGCCGCCGCCGCTGTCATGCATGCGGAACGAGTCGGGCGTTATCTCCACGTGCGACTCATCGTCCTTGCCTATCTGCGAGCCGTCCGTGCCGAACCTTGCGGTGATGTTCTCGGCAGCGTTGCCCGCGCCGTCGAAGAACGCCACCGCGCCGTCGGTGAAGCTCGCCAGCCACGTCTCCGCGTCGCGCAGCAGGATGCCGTAGCTGTTGAGCAGGATGTTCCGCCCGCTGGCCTGCGCGGTGAACTCCTCCTGCGTGACCTCCGTTACGTGTGCGCCGCCCGTGTCCGTCCAGAAGTGTTGGTTGACCGCGCTCGCCACGCGCTGGGCCGCAGCGGCAATGCCGCTCGCCGCCGCAACGTCCGCAGCCGCGCGCCGCACAGCCGCCTGTACGGGGGCTATGGCCGACGCCACGGCGCGCATGCCCACCGCTGGGCTGCTTGCGTTGCCCGTGACGCTGACCTGCCCGCCGCCGATGGCGTAGGGCACGGTGTCGCCCTCCTGCGCGTCGGCGAGCACGCTGCCGTCCACGGGCGTGTCGAAGTCGTTGCCCGGTAGGCGCACCCACGCGGTGCCGTCATCGTCCATGCGGACGAAGGTTGCGGTGCCGGTCTGGGCCTGCTTCGCGTCATTGCCGCCGCGCAGCCGCTCGGCCAGACGCCACGCCACCGCCGCGCTTATCTTCGCCAAAGCGCCACCTCCCTTGCCGCTTCCTCCGTGACGCTGATGCCATGCGCACAGTCGATTGACTGACGCTGTACGCGCATGTCCCCGTCCAGGCTCACGCTCGGCATGGAGCCGCGAACGATTGAGCCAGGGTAGACATCGGGCCACCACTTGCGCGTGTAGGTGCGCTTGTCCTGCGCCACCGACATCTCTTCCAAGCGGCGGCAGCAGAAGCCGTACAGTGTCTCACCATCAACCCGCACGGGCGAGCCGTCGTACTCGTCATGCCAGTAGCCGCGCCGCCTGTGGGAGACCTCGCTGTTCGAATCGTCGTTGTCCGCGTGCTCCAACAGGCCGTTCTGCTCCGCGTAGAAGCGGTTGGGCACGCCCGTGAGGTCGTAGTCGCTCTGCACGGCAGGCTCTAGCAGCCTTGCGTTGGCCCTGTCGAGCACCAGTGCCACCTTGGACGGCATGCGCATCAGGTGCACCGTGCCGTCACCGTGGAGCTGCATGATGCAGTTGCAGGCGTCCAGCACCATGCGAACTGCCTCAAGCGCCGTAACCCCAGCGTCGAAGACCACGTTGGTGGCAAGCACCGGGTCGCTCGTCCCGTCGATGGTGACGGGGGCGGCTAGGCACTGTCGCAGCAGCCTAGCCGCCTGAGCCATGCACCCCGCGCCCTTGGGGAAGTACGAGCCTGCCGCCAGCTTGCGGACGCTCGCGGGATAGAGCACGCTGTCACCCTTGACGTCATGGCTCGCGCGGCCCTTGTCGTTGGTCTTGTGCGAACTCTGGCAGTACAGGGTTGCCACGTCCACGCGGTCTGCCATGCCGTCCTGCTGCGGGTAGAGCACGATACGGTAGTAGCCGCTCTCGAAGCGCGCGGTTGGAGCCGTGTCAACGACGAAGGTGCCGCTCTCCATGAGCTGGTTGGTCTCGCCACGGTCACGCTCAACTGAGACGGACGTGATGCCGTCCACCACGCTGCCGTCGGCCCACGTGGACTCGTCCACGCGGTAGACGCGCCAGAGCGCCGTGTAGCCCCTGCCCCAGTCCATCACTCGCTCCTAACGCCCTGGTACTCGTCGCAGGCGTACTCGTCCACGTCGAGCGCCACGTTGATGGCCGCGCTGTCGTAGCTCACGCCGATGCTGGACGGTTCGACGTTGGCGGTGAAGCACATGCACTCGCCCGTCCGAACCAGACACGGGCCCGCGTAGCGTCCGAGCCGCTTCACCGCTGCGTACTGCGCGCGGTCCTCCACCTTGATGAGGTCGGTGCTGTACCCGCCCGTGCGCATGCTGCCCGCGTTGAAGAAGCCGTCGATGCTGCCGTCCATGTAGCGGCGGCTCTCGAAGTCCTTGGAGTAGCTGTCACGCAGCGAGAGGTTGTACGGCAGCTCCACGTACTCGCTGCCGAACTCAATGCGCAGGGCGTGGAACCGCAGCGTGTACGGGTAGTCGCGCCAGCTCATGTCACCGTCAGCCGTGCGGACGCACACGCGGTATGCCAGCCCGTCGTACTCGCCGTAGGGCGCGTAGGGGTCGGTGATGGTGTCCCCTGCGCTGGCGTCCTCGTAGAGCAGGTATGCCCCGTCTACGGTGACGCGGTAGATGTCGAAGCGGTCCGCGTCCTCGTAGTCGGCGCTCTCGCCGATGGCCACGGTCGCCCACAGCCGGTGGTTGCCGTCCTCGTCGGTCTCGTCGTGCGGGGTCACGGTCACGGCGTCCTCGGCAAGCTCGGGCGCCTGCCGCGCCCAGTCCACCTCGGTGGCGGCGGTGGCCACGTCCGACGTGAGTCGCGTGGTGGCGTTGGTCGCCGTGGCGCTGACCTCGTAGGCGCAGCCGTCCCACAGGTCCAGCCCGTCGGGCAGCGTCACCGTGGCCATGTACGCGTAGTCGTTGGCCAGGTAGGCGTCTATGGCCTCCTGCGCGGCCTCCACGCTCGCGCTCACGTCCTTGTCGAGCGTGGTCACGCTGGCGGAGAGCACGAGCGTGCCGTCGCGGAACGCCTCGTAGTCGCTGGCGTTGGCGAAGGTCACGAGCAGGTAGTCGTTCGCGCCGCCCTCGGGCGTGAACGTCTCCGTGGTCGCGTCAGCAGCCGCCCACGCCGACCACTCCGTGCCGTCGTAGGTGGACGCCATGACCGTGCCGTGCGACTGCATACCCTCGGACTTGGGCACGTAGAGCCTGAGCGCGTTCTGCTCTGGGCGGTACGCTAGGGAGAACCAGTTGGAGGCGGTGCCGTACTGGTCGATGAGCGCACGCCACGCCTCGAGCGACTCCGCCGATGACGTTACGCGCCAGTCGCTGGTGACCTCGCTCGCGGTCCTCGCGTCTGCGAGGTCCTGTAGAAGCCCGGCATACTGCGCGGTCTTGGTCGGGTCGAACGCCCGCCACGTCGGGTTCTTCGTGCCGGACCAGATGGTGTCCCCGTTGGCCTGGAACGCGCTGCCCCACGGCATCTCGCCGCTGGCGCCCGCCGCCCGCAGGACGATGCTCAGGCGCGCCTGCTGGTTGCAGTAGAACTCCAACCGCGCGGGCTGCTCCGTGATGGTCGGGGCGAAGGCCACCAGCGCGGGCGGGTCGGCTATGCGCGCCGTCCGCATGTTGGACGCCCTCCACCTGCCGCTGGTCTTGACGCGCACGCGCAGGGCAATGGAGTCCCTCGCGCCGCCTGCGGCCACCACCTTGCTCACCAGCGCGCGGACGCCCACGATGTCGCCGCTCCCCTCGTATGGGATGGTGTAGGCGCCCTTGGCGTCGGTGCCACTGGCAACCATGAGCTCCTTGTTGGCCACGCCCGCCTTGGTGTAGGCGCCTGCGGGGATGTACAGCTCCCATCCCGTCTGCTTCTGCGCCAGCTCCTCGTCCACGTTGTCGTCGGAGTCTGGCTGGAACGTCCACGTGAGGTCGATGTCCTCGCCGCGCGGTGTGTAGCTCGGCGCGATCAGCGACACGCTGGCGGGGACGGGCGCGGCCTTGGTCTCGCCCACAGTCTCCACCTCGTCGGGGTCGGGCAGCGTCGTGCACTTCTTGACTTCCGACCACGCGGAGTAGGTGCGCTCCTTGTCCTCGATGTCGAGATAGCGGCGCGCTTTGAAGTAGTACTTGGTCTCGGGGTCCAGCGGTCGCACGGTTATCTCGACGGTCCCCTTGTAGCGCGTCTTGCCGCCCCTCGTGTAGGTGCTGGTCTTGGTGCACCACGTGGCGTCGAAGTCGTCTGGCTGGTCGGTGCTCGTCCATGCGTCACCGTACTTGGCCCACGCAATCTGCGTGCCGGTGTTCTTGTTGTCCTCGTCGTACTTTGTGGTGACCACGATGCACTTGCCGTCGTTGCCAGCCGTTGCCGTGGTAATGACGCATCCGTCACCCTCGGCGGTCGGGGACTGTGTTTCCAGCAGCTCCATGCGCATGGGCTTGCTGTAGCGGTAGAAGATGGTCTCGATTTGATTCCACGTCTTCAACCTAATCCACGTGTAGGTGTCCACCGCGGGGCGGATGTCGGACACGGCGCACGAGAGCGCGGTGCACTCGCCGTCGTCCTGCACGTCGAGGTCCTCCCACTCGGCCTCGGACGGGATGGCGCCCTCCGTGGCCCATGTGCAGCTCCTGAGCACCTGTATGCGCACGCCCGTGACGGGGTGCTCGGGGTGCTTGTCGGTGGCGCGCTGGGTGTCCACAAGCACGGTCACCTTGTCGCTGCCGTGTTTTGACGGGATAGACACGCCCGAAATCTTGGGCTCGCGGGGGTAGCTCACGTAGAGCGTCTGGTGCTTCTCCTCGGAGTCGCCCCAGTAGCCGCGCGTGTGGGCGCGGACGGTGAAGCGCACGTACTGGTCGTAGGTGAGCTGCATGCGGTCGGACACGTCAAAGGCCACGTTCTTGCTGCTGCCGCGCGTGACCTTGCCCGTGGCGCGGTCGGTCTTGCGCGTGCGGGAGTCGTACACCTCACGCACCCACCACCCGCTGTGCACCTCCATGTGGTCGTCGCCCTTGGGCGTGGTCACCTTGCAGTCGATGTGGCCCGTGTTCTCGGCCTGCACGGGGCGCGCCACCGTCGTGGCGAACGGGCGGTTGAAGCTGGTCTGGGTGACGGTGCCCGGTCCCGTGCCCTTGGCGTTGGTGTAGTACACGCCGCAGCGCAGCGTGCGCACGCACCACATCTTGTTCCACTCAACGCTGTCGGTGGAGCTGCCGGGGTAGAACGTATCGCGCGTCCAGATTTCCTTGGGAAACTCGCGCGATCGGAAGCTGTTGAGGTTGAGCGTGGCGGTGGTGAGCGTGTTGTCCCCCACCGACTGCTCGAAGTGGCGCACCAGCGTCTTCTTGGAGTCGTTGATGGCCACCAGCACGATGTCCCAGACAATCTTGATGCCCGTGGCGCGCGCCGAGTTGTTGCGGTCGGTCGCGCTGGACGGGTTCTTCCACGTGACCTTCATCTCGCGCGAGCCGCCGCTCTGGCGCTTGGGCGTGGTCATGTAGGCGGGCCGCGCGGTGGGGGCCTTGGTGATCTTCGCGTCTGCCATGTGTCACCTCCTAGAATCCGAGGAGCCGCAGCTTGCGCTCGATGGCGTCTGCCGTCTCGTCGGGGCCTGCCACGCCGTTTACGGTGATGTTGACGTTTGGCCTGCTGTCGGCCACCGGCATTCGCCTTGACATGCCGTCGGCTATCGCGTCGGCGATGGGCAGCATGTACCGCTTGTTGGTGAGCGGAACGACCGCGCCGCCCGTGGCCCAGTTGGCGACGGCCTCGATGCCGTCCTCTCCAATCCACCCCTGGTTGGTGAGCGTCGGGCCTGTGGCGATGTAGCCGGTGGCGTGGCGCGGTATGACGGGGCGGTTGTTGAGTCCACCCGTGGCCTGCTTGACCTTCTTCTCCACGGTGGTGATGGTGACGGTGGCACCTCTGCCGTTGAGGTTGGTGAGCGACCTGCCGATTGCGCTAATGGTGGCGGACGCGTAGTCGTTCAGGTACGCGGACGGGTTGGCCTTGAACTTGTCGATGCTGAACAGCTTGTCGCGCACCGAGTCTGCCGACTTGGACGCGTTGTCGGTGACGCTAATGGTCGGGTTGGCCTTCTGGTTGTCCACGCTGGACAGCTTGCTCTTGGTGTCCATGGCCGCCTTCAGCGCCTCCTTGTTGTCCCCGTAGTAGGTCGTGATGACCTCCTCGGGGATGGTCGCGATGTCGGCGTTTATGTCGTACACGAGTCCCTGCGCGTCAACGATTGAGCCGTTGTCTCCCACGTAGAAGGTCTTGTCGCCGACCTGCACCATGTCCAGCCCAGCGATGAGCGTCATGGTGTCGTTGATGTTCTGGCCAGCGCTGTCGTACATCGCCTGGAACGCCGCCGCCGTGAGCGCGCCCATGTTCTCGGCTGCGCCGGGGGCCTGCTCTAGGGCGGAGGTCCACGTGCTCATCACGACGCCGCCGCCCTCCAAGGTGGATATCACGTCGGCCATGGAGCCGTTGGCGGAGTCGAACGCGCTGGCAAGCGCGGACATGTCCACGTCGTTCAGCTCGTCGGCGCCCGCGTGCACGGCGTCCAGCCCCGCAGCGATCGCGTTGAACCCCGCGTCATCGCCACCGAGAGACTCGACTGCCTCGGACAGCTTCTTCATGTTGCCCGTCACGTCGGCTGCGACTATCTCCGTGCGCGCGCCGTAGGCCTCCTGCGCAGCAGCAGCGTCTTCCAGCGTCTTGTTGGCCTTGTCGAGGCTCTCCTGCGCCTTGCCCATCTTGCCTTCGAGCTCGGTCATGGCCCCTTCGGTCTTGGCGAGCTCGGTGCGGCTCTGTTCGAGCGCAGTTTCGGTCTGGCTGACCCTGACCTGGTACGCCTGCTCCGCAAGGTCTGCCCTTCCTATCTTCTCGATGTATTTGTCAATCCACTCGGCTCGACCTTCTTCACTCGTGAGTCTCTTTTGCTGCGCCTCTAGCTCGTTGACCCGTGCCTGAGCCTCGGCCCAGTTCTCGGTGGCCTTGGCGTAGTCGTCGGCGTAGTAGTCGAACATCGCCTGCTGCTTGCGCATGTCGATGTTGGTAAGCAGTGCCTCGGTGTTCTCCTGAATCTTGCCAGTCGTGGTGTCGATGATGTTGCCGTACTCGTCCAGCAGGTAGTTGGTGCCGCAGGCGTCGTTCACGGCCTGCAGCGCGGATTCCAGCTTGTACGCCTCCTCCTGCGAGAGGTTGGCCTTGCCGCCGAGCGTCTCGATGGTGCTGGCGTAGTAGTCCATCTGGCCAGCGAAGGTGCCGTACTGACTGTTGGAGTCCTCGATGGTCCTCGCGAGGTCTGCAAGCCTGCTCTCGTACTCGCCAGAGTCCGCCACTAGCTGCGCCAGCGCGTCGCCCGCATTGTCAGCACCCGACGCGGTGACCTCGAACGACTCGCCCACGCCGCTGAGCGCCTTCTGGAGTCCATCGGTGGCGGCAATGTGGTCCTGGTAGTCGTCGTAGAGGCCCTTCAACGCGGCCGCCAGGAGGGCGATTGCCGCGATGACGCCAGCGACCGCGAACCCCTTCAGCAGCGACGCGCCGAGGTCCAGCGCGACCAGCTTCACCTTCTCCATCGAAGATATGGTGCCGAGCGCCGCGGCGGTGATGTCACCGCTGCCGTGGGCGGCTGCGAGCCGCACGAGGTTCATGCCGCTCGTCATGTCGGTGTACCACTTCTTCACCTCGCCGCCCGCCGTGACGAGCGACGCGCTCATGGAGAGAAGCGGTCCTATGGCGGCGATGATGCCGCCAGCCGCGACGATGGTGGTCTTGGTGGACTGGCTGAGACCAGAGAACGCCTTGGACAGACCCTCGATGCCGTCGGCGACGGCGCCGATTATCGGAGCAGCCCCCTCACCCAGCTCGGAGAGGAAGTTCTGCCACATGTTCTTGAGAATCTGTATCTGGCCAGAGAAGCCCTCGGCCTTCTTCGCGGCCTCGTTCGCCGCGTCACCGGCCTGACCCCACTGGTCGCTGACGCCGTTCCAAGCGTCCCGCGACATCTGCAGGTTGTCGTCCAGCCCATCGACGGTCTGCATCAGGCCCTCGATTGCCTGCTTCTGGCGGACGGACGTGATGCCGAGGTCCACGAGCACCTTGTCTGCGGAGCCGCCCGCGCCCTCGATGTCGTTCAGGCCCTCGATGAACGACTTGAGCGCCTGAGTCGGGTCGGACTCCCACGTCTGCGCGAACTCCGTAGCGGACATGTGTGCCACGTCCGCTATCATCTGTAGGTCGCCCTTCGCGGCCTCCACCTGGTCGTGGATGGTCGCGGCCATGTCCTTCGGCGCGGCGTCCCACTCGGTCACGAACTCGTCCACGGTCTTGCCGGACAGGCTCGCGAAGACGGTGAGCTTGTCGCCGCCCTCCTTCACCGCGGCGTCGATGGCCTCGAAGCTGGTGTCCATCGTGCCCGCCGCCGCCGAAACCGCCGTCTCCATGAAGCTCATGGTCTTGCTGATGGCGGTGCCTGCGGCCTCCGCATTCTGTCCAGTGCTGGCGATGCTGCTGGCGAACGCGAGCGTGTCGCTGGCGGACATGCCGACGATGCTCGCCATGGAGCCGATGCGCTCGGCGATGTTGGCAATCTCGGTCTCGGTGGACGCGCCGTTGTTGCCGAGGCGCACGAGCGCGTCGGAGAAGCCTACGTAGTCCTCCTCGGACAGGTGCATGATGTTCGCGAGGTGGCCCAGCGCGGTCGCGGCGCCCTCAACGTCAAGGTTGCTGGCCACATCAATATTTGAAATGACCTCTGCAAAAGTCTGCAGCGACTCCGTAGCGATACCCAACTCACCGCCGATTGCCTCTATCTGGAGAATCTGGTCGGCGCTTGTGACGTGCGTGCGCGAGAACTCGATGGCGGCGTCACGCAAGTGCTCGAACTGCGCCTCGGTGCCGTCCACCGTCTTGCGCATGTCGCGATAGGCGGAGTCCACCGTCGAGCTGGCGTCTATCATGCTGTGGCCGACGCCCACGATGGCGGGGGTGATGGTCGCGGAGAGCGTCATGCCGATGGACTTGACCGTGGACGCGTTGAGGATGCTCCCGCCGTCCACCTTCATGGCCTCTCTGGCCTCCGCCGCCTCCGCCTTCGCAATCTCGGCCTGCTGCGCGACCTCGCTGTACGCCCTCGCCTCCTTGGCAAGGTTGTTCTCCGCCACGGACGAGTCGTACGCCGCCTTGCGCTTGCCCTCCTCAATCCGCGCCTGCGCGAGCTCGCCTTGGAGCTCGACCAGGGCCGCTTCTTCCTTCTCTATCTCGTCGCCGGGGTTCTGGAACAGCCTGACTTCCCTGGTCTCCGCCAGCCTGTCAACCTTCTTCTGAAGGTCGTCCACGGCGCTGCCCTGCTGCTCGTATGCGTCTTTTGCGAGCTTCGCATGCTCGATGCTGTCGCTGAGCTCGCCGTTGAAGTGATCGACGTTGACCTGCGCGCCCTTGTACTTGGATTCGAGCTGTCCAATCTCGGTCTCAAGCTCGCCCAAGTGCGTGTACATGCCCATGAGCGTCCCGGCGGTGTCGTCTACGCCGCCCCTGGCGGCGAACGCCTTGTCATACGCCGTCCTGAACTCGCTGAGGTTCTGCTTGAGCGCATCGAGCTGCGACTTGTATTCGTCCGCCTGCGCAGCCGCCTCGTCGAAGTTAGCCTGCGCTTCGCCGAGCTTCTTCTGCGTGTCCGCGACGTTGTCTTCTTCCTTCTTCAGCTGCCGCATGGCGTCGCTGAGGCGCTCGGTCTGCTTCTTCCACTCGATGACGGCGTCGCTGTACTCCGCCGCGGTAGAGTCGCCCTTGATGGTGTCGATGGTCTGCTTGAGCGTCTTTGTCTGGTTCTCCAGGTTCGCGACCGCCGCGCTCGACTCGGAGTACTCCTTCTGCGCCTTGCGCGCGGAGTCAGCGGATTCCTCAATCCACTTGGCGAGGTCCTGATGGGTCCTAGCGGCATCACTCGCGCCGTTCTCGTCAAGCAGCGCCATCTCGCGGTTGAGGAGCGCGACCTTCTGCTCGGAGAGGTCCACCTTCTGCTGCAGGCTGTTGAAGTGCTGGACCGCGGCACCGATGCTGCTGCTGTCCATGCTCATGGCGTCGCTGGTGCGCCGCAGGTCGCCCTCGACGCTGTCAAGCGCTGCGTCCAGGCTGCGGACGTGCGCCTCGACGCCCTGGAACTCGTCGGTCCTGACCGTCGGCGTCAGCCCGTCGTCCAGCTTGCGCATGGTCTGGGAAAGGCTCTCGGCCTCCGAGTTGATGCGCTGCAGGTCAATGCCGAACTGGTCGTAGCTGAGGGCGTCGTCAAACGCCTTCTTCTCCGCCTGCGCGTCCTTGAACGTCCTCTGCAGGTCGCGGACGTTGGCGATTGCGGAGTCCTCGATTACGACGCCGAGCTGCTTGGCGTCCTCTATCACGTCGTCCAGGTCCATTCCGCGCTTGAACATGTCGTGGAAGTCAAGCTGCTTGAACTCCTTGGCGCGCTGGATGTCGGCGTCCGTGATGATTGCGCCGGTGTACAACGGGTCCTTGGCGCGGTCCCTAATCTCGCTCAGCTCAAACTCGAACTCGCGGAGGGACGTGGTGGCCCTCATCAGGCGGTCGGCATCAGCCTGCGTGAGTCCTATGTTCGTAAGGAAGCTGGACCCCTCGCTGCGCGAGAACCTGTTCCAGCCCTCGTAGACATTCGCGAGCGTGTCGGTGAGGTTGTTGAACCGCTCGTCGGCCTGCTTGGCCCTGAGCGAGAGGTTCTCCGTGTTCTCGGCAAGCCTCTTGACGGACATGGCGTTGCCCCTGTCGTCAAGAACGCTCGTCATGGTGCTGCCGAGCTGCTCCATGGCGGTCTTGGTAATCTGCGCCTTCGACTGCAGGGACTGCATGCGGTCGCCCGTGAGCCTGATGCGCGTCTCCACGTTCTTCAGGTCGGTGGGGTCGAACTGCATGGCGTGGGTGATCTGCCGGATGTTCCTCTGCAACTCCGCCGCGCTCTTGGTGGACGCCTTGAGGGCGTTCGTGAGCTTTGTCGTGTTGCCGCCTATGCGAATCTCAAGACCGGCGTACTCCGCCATGCGAACCACCTACCCAAGCATCGTTCGTATGTCCTCCTGCGTGGCCTTGGTGATGGTCACGTCAGGTCCTTGTTCTTGTCCAGCCGTGGTGTCGTCGTTCGTCGCAGCGAGGTCGAACAGGACCTCCCCGTACGGCAGCGCGGCGAGGTCGCGCCGCGTGTAGCCGAGCCTGAGCGCCGCCACCCACACCTTCGAGTAGGGCAGGCGCGTGCGCTCGCCGCTACTTGCCTGCCGACTTCCGCTCTGCCTTAGCGAGTCGGGCGGATAGGGCACGAAAGGTGGCATCAATCTCGCGCGAGACGCACAGGTGCAGGTCGGCGAAGTCGATGATGTCCGCCGCGTGCGCCTCGATGAACTCGCCGTAGTCGGGGGTCGCGTCCACGCCCGCGTTGAGCCCCGCCACGTCGCCGGAGCGCAGCATCGCCCACGTCGCGCGCATGTCGGCGTCCCAGTCGATGCCGACCAGCGCGGAGAACGTGCCCTCGCCGCTGTCGCCCGTGTCCATCACGTCGTTTATCAGCGAGTGGTGCTTCGACGCGGCGTCCTCCATGAACGCCTGCTCGTAGAGCTTGAGCGCGTACGGGGAGCAGACGGCAACGTGCACGTCGTCCCCGTCGCCGTATCGGAGCGGGTTGTGGATGCCGCGGCCTGCGACGTTCTTGTACTTGATGAGCATTGCAAACACTCCTGTCTGTGTCTGAGTATGCGAGAGGCCCCGCCGCGCAGTGACAGGATGCGCAACGGGGCCGTCTCTACGTGTTTTATGCGGTGTGCGCCTACGCCTTGGTCGGGGTCGGGACAGCGCTGTACCAAGTGGCGAACGCGGTCGCGGCCTCCTCGGCGGAGCCCTTGACGATGTTCTTGGTCACGCCGGTGCCACCGAAGTTCTGGAAGTCCTTGCCGATGGCGGTGAACTCCAGGTCCTGGGTGTCAGGGTTGGTGGAGTCGGACTTGGTGTTGGCGCCCGCGGCGACGCGCTGGGCGGTGCAGTTGAAGAAGACGTAGCGCTTCTTGTCAAGGTCGCCCTCGACCTCGTACAGGAGGGCGAAGGACTTGGGGTTGGCGTCGGCCAGCTCGACCTGCATGCCGTTGTCGTCCACGACCTCGCCGAGCACGTCCTGCTTGAACTGGTCGGGGATGATGGCGAAGTTGAAGGTGCCCGTGTAGCCACCGTTGGCGGCGGGGGTCACGTAGTAGGCGATGTTGTCGGCCCAGAAGGTGGACGGCTCGCTGCCCTCGCGGCTGAGGTCCAGCGAGACGGCGCCGGGGATGGCGACGGGGTTCTCGTAGGTGCCGTCATTCTTGATGACGGCGTAGTACGCCTTGGCGAGTCCGAAGCGGACCTTGGAAAGCTCGGCCATGATGGCCTCCTATTCTCTGTTGTGGTAGGTGAAGTCGTACTGCTCGATGTGGCAGACCTCCGACTCGGACCAGATGCCCGTCTCGTCGGGGACGCACCCGATGGAGAGGATGGCGTCGCGTATCAGCGCCTCCGTCGTGGGGTTGGACACCTTCTCGAACAGCTCGACGTGGATGCGCGGCAGGCTCGCGTACACGGTCCCGTCGGCGATGAACCCGCCAGTGGACTCGACCGTGAAGACGAAGAAGGGCGGCGTCGGGGCCTTGCCGATTGGGTAGGCGTCCTGCCTGCCGGGTATGCCCGTGGCGGTGAGGGCGGCGTACACGACCGACTTGGCGCTCATCGCAGCCCCCTTGCTATGTACTCGCCGAGATGCTCGCGGGCGAACCTGAACGCGTAGTCCGCGGCGGGCTTGACGTGCGGGTACGCCCGCGTGCTGCCGCCGCCAATCTTCGCGTGGCCCTTCTCCAGCAGGTGCGGGAGTCCGGGCTTGCGGGAGTAGATGTGGCCCTCGATGTTGCCCTTGGAGCGCAGGGTGCGGTAGGTGACGGAGCTGCCGTACTTCCACGCCTTGCCGTTCTTGCCCTTGTAGCTCTTGGCGTTGCGGCGCCACTCGTCGCGCCCCTCCTCGACCGCGTCGTGGACGAGCTGGAACACGGCCTCGTCGGTGGAGTCCACTATGTCCCCGAATATGTCGGAGAGGGCGGCGGCGAACTCGTCCTCCTCGACCCACATGTGCCTACCCATTGTCGTTCCTCGCATGGGTGGCGTAGGTGAGGATGGTGTTGTCGCCGCGCGCGCTTGAGTAGCTAAGGTCGTACTCGCGCCCCTGGTAGACGGCCTGCGTCTCGCCGTGGTAGTCGATGGTGCGGACCTCCACCTGCAGCTCGGGCTTGGGACCCAGCTGCGCGGCGGTGGCCCACGTCTCGATGCCGATGGTGCGGACGTTGCAGAACACCTGCGTGTCCACGGGGGGGCCCTCGACCTCGTTGCCCTCGTCGTCAACGGTCATGGTGGCCTCGATGTCACGGAGCACTATTACCGAGTCCCAGCGCATCGTCCACCTCCTCGTACACGGCGTTGAATCGGCTGTTGCCGAGCGAGCACAGGATGGAGTCGTAGGACTTCGCGAGGCGGTCGGCGTCGTCGTTGTCGTAGCCGTAGTTGGCCTTGGCGTAGGCGATGACGGCGCGCTTGGCCATGACGGGCAGCGCGGCCTCGTTGATGTCATCGACCGTGAACGACGGGTCCATGGGGTCGGTGCCAAGCCACGTCGTGGATATGCCCTTGTTCGCGATGTCGAACACGGCAGCGGCGATGAGGTCCTCTATCTCATCGTCGGTGGCGTCGTGCCCCACCCGGAGCGCGACCTTCACGTCTTCGAGCAGGGACACGGCCACCACCGCCTATTCCTGTGTCTTGGTCTTGCGTGTGCGCGTGGCGCGCTTGACTGGCGCCTTCTTTGGCGCCTCCGCCACCGCGGGCGCCTTCTTGAGGGTCTCTGCGGTCACGGGAGCGCCCGCGACCTCGACCAGCACGGCACCTTCGGGGGCCTTGCCATCCTCGAAGCGCCAGAACACGCCGCGCCACTTGTAGGTGCGCAGCATTAGGAAGCCGCCACGGTAATGTCAACGAAGCCAGCCGGGATGCGAACGGCCAGCTTCTCGCGAACCTCGGCGCGGACGGTCATGAGGTTCTTGATGAAGTCGTCCTGGTCGGTGTTGGTGGCCTCGACGGTGACGCCCTCGGCCTTGGTGACCAGGGAAGCGCAGGTGTCGA